CACTCGGAGGCTGTGCATTGTATTTGACACATCGCTTCTAGTTGGTCGAGATCAATCTCTTTTCTCGGTCTTCCACCGGCCATATCGCAATAATAGCACGCGGCACGATTTACGCAAGGGGTCTATCTTTGTCCTTGCGCTTAATATACCCGGTCCCATTACAATGTGGGCAAGGCAAGCTTTCAGCCTCTCCGGGCCCTTGCGGTTCCTTCATGCGTCCAGTCCCTCGGCAGGATGGACAGCGGATAATCTCGGGAAGCCAATTCATGCGGGCCTCCTAGCAAGCAAGCCCATTCGGGATACCCCTCGCTCGTCGTACATCTTGCGAGCTTTTATTGCAACCTCTAGCGGATCAGGTCCTAATGGTCGCGGCGCTCGTTCGGAATCGATATAGCCATACTCGGCCGATGCGCGGATATGAACCTTTGGGCTCGCGATAATATTATGCCCGTGGTAGCTGAACGCTGGGTCATGCGTCTCTATCGCCTTAGCAAGCGCACACGATGTAACGCCAATTTTCTCCGCGCCTACTGCAACGGATTCGTATCCGGTGCCGTCAATCATTATCTTCCTGCGCTTTGCCATTATTCCCCCCCCCATATTTTAATCAGCGTGCAAATAACAAACATCCCCGCCGAGATAGTTATGCCGATAGTCATAAGCGATATTCTAAGCGGATGCCTATCGAAGTCGCCCCACGCTTTCACCGTAGCAAATCCTATAAACGAGAATAGCGCGGCCGTAAGCCATACTTTGTCTAGCATTCTTTCGACTCCTTTATTATCGCCTCGATTGCAATGCCGAGCATCTTCGCAAACCATCTAGCCCGCTCGCGCGTAGTGCCTTCGACAACCGTAAAGCCTTGGCATCCGACCATGAGCTGACAATGCCATGCGCCGCCAATCTTGCGGACTCGCGTATAGCGCTTGACTATCTCGCGTTGCGTCATGCGTTTACCGCCATGTTTATCCCGCACATATCAGGGCATTTGTCGCATATACCCATATAAATATCCGGCCTGTGCATACTCGCCAATACGTCTCCGCGCAAAAACTTCACGCGCTTTATTTTTATTATTCCACTGGTAACAAGTTTATTTTCTAAGCTAGGGCGGAAGACCGTATCGATCGGGCTCAACGCTAAAAGCGCATCTTGTCTTTTGTCTTTCTTTTGCCCTGTCTTGTTTCTGAGATTAAAATCACAAGACACAAGCCGCAATATTGATTTACTGTATGCCTTTAGTTTTTCATATTGCACTAGTCGATGTTCTATTTCATCGTCAGTATCTAGCGCCGATAGAGAGGTGTTTATGCAAACATTAATTCCGGAAATAACATCCAACAAATTATCGGGAATCTTATTTATGTGCTTGGTTATTATTACAATAGGCTTCCCTGCCATCGCTACTTTGCTACAAATGTCTACCGTGTGCGTCCAGTCTTCGGACGGATCGCCCATTTCACCCATACGTATAAATGGCATATCAATATTTTTTATTTGTCTCACTATATCGGCTTCATGCTCAACATCACAAAACCCCTGCAAATATATTTGCTTTGTGTCCTTAATAAAATCTCTTTTAGTCGGAACAGTAAAATCAAAACCATATCTCGATGCTATGTTTTGCGCGTAGCAATTCCCATAGCATCCGCCCTTATATTTACTTGCCAATGAGCAACCCTTAATAGGGTCAAGGATATAACAGCCCCGCGCGTTTTTCACTAGAGTTATTATATCCTTGTATTGCTTCACTACAGCCGCCCGATTTTAGGGAAATGCTCTTGTATTTTAGAAATGTCGCCTTTATAAAATACCAAAATCTTTTGCTCGCGCTTAGGGAACTTGCGCGTATTTAGTGTAACTTTTGCTTGCGCGAGTCGTGTAAACTCACATTCGAGATAGATAATTTTATTATATATCGCTAGACCCTGGTCTCTAAAAAATAATTCATGCTCGGCCTCGCATCCATAATATGCGCCTTTGTTGTTTCTTGAATCGCCAGTCATTACTACAAAAAACCGATTATCTTTAAGCGCATCTATCCCATGCTTATACCCAGCGAATAACATTTCTCTAAATTGTTCGTAGGTAGGCGTAGAATTAAGCTCGCCCTCCGGCGAGTTACCGTCATAGTCTAAATATTCTTCGACCCTATAATACGGCGGGCAAGAAAAGCACATATCAAACATACCATCGGGAACATATTGCGTGCTGTCGCTTTTTATCCACTTTGCGCTATTAAGATCGCTACATATCGCATTATTGGCATCGCATTGATTCTGCCGAATCTCAGATGAAATATAGTCATACCCATATGAACCGGCGACAAACCCCATTTGAACACCGCCGCCGAACGGATTATATACACGCCGCCCATCTTTCGGCATAAAGAATCTAACAATCACATCACACGCGACAGGATCGAGAACAGATGCGTTACCGTTTAGCGTTCTGCTTGTATCGCTTTTTATTTCATCATCTTCTACGGATTGCGTAGCAAGTACAACATTAGCCATCCCGCTATCGCCCTGCCAGCACCCGTCGCGCGATGCAAACTTAGGATTAGCTATACCGTGTTTTTCTCCGGCCGCTTCGATTAGCTCGTTCCATTCGCGCTTCATTTTCAACCAATCGCCCTTAGTAGTATTCCATACATTGGTCATAGTCGCATGGGCGAGGCGCTTAAACTTTACCTGTTCGGGCGTCCCATAAACCATATACGCGAATCCGCTTAATTCGAGATACGTCCAAAATCCTACATCGGCTAAAACATCAGGGCGCTCAAGATCGTGTTTCGTGCTTACTGTCATAAACATGGGATAGCCGAACGTGTTTTGCTTTATGATTTCCCTAAGCATGTTTTTGTAAATGTCTTTATCCTTGCGGTCTAGTTCCATTGCCGATTGAAGCAAACAAAACTCACCTACTTCGTGATTAACCTGGAAAGTAAAAAAGCCCGAAAACACATCATCAATTTCAACAATGATCGCAGAATGTATTTGCATATTCTTTCGAGCCGCACGATATGCGATTTTATCCCGCAAGGCCAGATCGGCTACTTTTGTTTCATACCCTGACCCGATTACGCTAGGAAGATAGATAAAGTTTATTTTCTGTTCAAAAAGCATCCCGTTCATCATGCCCCCTTATCGCATTAGACTGCTAAACGAAAACCCCCTAAACCGTTTGCCATGCTTTTTTGCTATCGCACTTGCCTTTTCATTCATCGCGTCAATAACAGGACCGGCCTCGTCTTTCGCCTGATCGTAGGTAATTATTCTAGCAAGCAAGCGACCCCGTATATCAAAAATCTTTGCTCGCTCGCTCATTACTACCCCTTGTTATCTATAGTATATCGGCTTGTAATCCTTGTCAAGCGATATCCCATCGCTTCGAGCCGTCAAGCGCGCTTTTCCTCGAATCTTGCTATCGAGCCCCGGAATATTAGATGCGCCCGCCCGCGCGGGCCTTCTCGATTCTTCGCAATTATCACGTCAGCATTAAACTCGGGCTTCGGGTCTTTACTGTCGTCCTCGCGGTGCAAAAGGAAAACCCGATTGCAGTCTTGCTCTATTGCCCCGGAGTCTCGGAGGTCGGCGATTGTAGGCTCTTTGTTTTCCGCCTGTCGTCCAAGCTGAACGCATATCACAATAGCAATATCGAGATCGAGCGCGAGCCGCTTCAATGATCGTGACATATCGCCGACGCGCTCCCATCGCGCTATATGCCCTTCGTGCCCGTAATCAATAAGCCCAAGATAGTCGATTACAAATAGCTTCGCGCCGAATACCATAGCCTCGCGTCTTATGCTCGCCAGTAGTGAACCGGGCGTCATTGACTCTTGATAGATTCTCACACCGCCCGCGTGCATTTTAGTCGTTTGTTCGCGCAATCCGGCAACGGTTCGCGGTGATTTTATCGTAAGCCCATTTTTAAGCCCGCATAGTCCGCCGTTAGCGTAAGGCGCATATACTCGGTCATATATTTGATTGCGCGTCATTTCGAGAGAGAAAATAGTCGGCCGTATATTTCTCCATTCCGCATTATGCAAAGCCATCTGTACCGCGAGCGCCGTCTTGCCTACTCCGGGCCGCGCAGCCAATCCGACAAGCTCGCCGCCTTGGATATTCGATCCTAGTAATCGGTCTATTGATTCAAGGCCAAAGTTAGCGCCGCTTTTCCCGTCGTCCTTTTCGCGCCTCTCTAGCTCGGCAAGGTATGGCTTAAAGTTCGCTTCGATTGACGGATCATCTGTCGCCCTATGGGCGCGTTCAATCTCGACAAGCGCATCGGACAATAGCCGCGTAACTCCAGGAAGCGAATCGGCCCCTTTCTCTATCGCGCCCATAGCGTCTTTTAGAATCGGGTATAGCCTTCGCGCGTTAGACTCTTCGCGCAATTTCCCGACGTAATAGGCCGCGTTCGCGCTTGTATACGGCTTATAGGTCGCGAGTGATGGAATCAGATCAGGCCGCGCGGTCTTGCGGAGCGTATCAGCGACGGACAATAGGTTAACTTTTATCCCATCTCGCCGCGTAGCCGCTATCGCCTCAAATATCGCCCGCGATGTCGGATCGGCGAATATCTCCCCGGATACTTCGCACTCGTCGATTGTGGCTTCGGTATGCAGTATCGCGGATATTAAGGACTCTTCATGTTCAAGCATCGGCGCTCGCTTTCAGCCCATCGGCGTATTCCGCTATAAGCCCCGGATCGTTCAACCAAGAAGGATCGAGGAAGAATCCGCACTTGCGGCACCGCTTTTGATAATTCGGCGTTTCGTTATTTCCGCATACCGGGCAAAGTACCGGCTGAATGTCGTTTGAATAACGCGGCTTTTCTGGCTCTTGATTAAGCGGTCCGCCTTTTTTCTTGATTGCATCAACAACCCATTTTCTTATTGCCAGGTCATCGCGCTTGTATTTGTATCCCTTCATGGCCTTGGCCGTCGATAGTTCCTCGACACATGCCAATAGCATTGGTTCGCCAAGATCAGCGAGGAGCTTTGAATATTGGCCGTCAGTCAAAAGGACATTCTTTTCCGCTCCGTATTCGTGTTTATGCGTTCGCATTGCGTTCGCATCATCAGATATATTATTAATAATATTATCTGGACTATGGACTATGGGAGTGGCATTGCGTTCGCATTGCGTTCGCATTGCGTTCGCATTGCGTTCGCTCCATCTTGCGGCGGCAGAGTCTTTGCTTTTATTTGAAATCAATTCCCTTTTTTGTAGTTCTTTGTCGATTCGCTTATGATATAGGAATCCTTCGCGCTCTTCAAAAAACTCCAATACTACCTCACGACAGGCCTCCCATTCTTCGGGCGTAGTGCGTGTGCATTGCCGAAGCATTGCGTCCGCATTGCGAACGCATCCACCTTTTTGCCAATAAGCCATAATTAAAAGCAGGTAGGCCCCATGCTGGAGAGTGGTAAGGTGAGAAGTATCCCCGAGATAGTCGCCTATATATAGTTTCATGTATGGAGTGCTAGGCATTTTTTTGCCTTAGCTTTTCGATCTGCGCTTGTGCTTTTTCGCGCTCCTCTTTTGAAAACGGATGTGCTGATTTTGCGTTTCTTTCTAGTATGTCTTCTAATACCTTCGGGATTAATTCTTGTATGCTTACAATGCGGTTTTCCACTTCGTACCCCTTAGAAAAAAAAGAAGGCCCCTTCGATGCCGGTGATAGACGGCGGAAGGGGCCACGGGGGCGGAAAGAGTACAGAAAGCTATCACTCTTTCTGCACTCTTCACTAGGCCAAGCATACCGCATCCACCGCGCGGCGTCAAGGCGAGGTTTCTTCTGCGATTAACAGGATGCGCGAAAGCTGGTCTTGCGTAAGTTTCTCTGTGTTAATCTTCTTGAACGCGGATACAGCTGATTGGTGCTCATATCCCGCTTTTATCTCAGGTGTTTCAATGCTATATGATGTTCTGTCATATCCACTAGAGCCCCGAGCATGAAAATATGAGCCGTCCCCTACCTCGCGGTCAAAACGAATCTCGGAACGATCGTTTATTTTTATAATAGCTTGTTTTTCTGTCACCCGAGTAATTTGGTTTTTACTGATAAGACCCCACGTCTTAGAATAAATAATCATTCCAGGTTCAAGTTTCACACAACCCCCCTTTTAAAGTTTTGCGATACTCCCCGCGCGGACCGTGTAGCCCGCATCCGCATGACCGCCGCTCGACATTGTACTTTACGAGGATTTGCTGGATACGCTGGAAGCGGACGCCGTACTTGACCCCGAGCGCTCGCATAGACCAGCCGGAGCGGTAGTCAGTGATAATCTTCTCGTCCCGGATAGCGCAGTCTGCGT